TCAAAATATTTATTCTGGAACTCAGGATTATGGAGGATTTATAGCCGATAATAATTATTATGTAAACCTATGCCACCCCCTATTTTTTTAGGAAACGATTCGAACACTTGTTCGTTTTATACCGCTTCCTTCTCACCCGTCAAAATCAGTTTATGGCCAGTGTAGCATACCCCCCTCTAATTTCAAAACCTCGAATCCTAAACGCCCCTATTCCGATAAAAAAATCCAAAAAATTTTCCAAAAAAATACGTCCAAATTCGTTTCTTTCCACTAAACCGGAAATTCTTCCGCTAAACTGTACTAATGTCTCGACGAGTAGCACGTGGACAGCAGCTTCCTCCCCAAGAGGTTGAGCTTCTGAATTCACTGGAGCAAGTAGCCCTAATTCCTAGGGTCCATGCTCTGTATCATGCAGGATGGCCACTTCAAACAATTGGAGACTCGCTTTTACCGAAGCGCATCAGAACCACCATCCGCTCCTGGGTCCAGAGACACGAAACACTCCCTGACCCTTCCTCCCTCATCATCACCATCCCCATCCCTATCCCTATTTTTGAAGATTCCCCTTCTTCTTCTAAAGGGGGGCGTCCAGAAAATGACGGAATCCCACAAGTCACCATAGACATTATCCGTTCCCTGGCACCGTTGGCGAGGAGCTTCCGAAGCAAGATGGCGGTCACAACAGCGCAAGCTGTAGCAAACGATCGCCTCACAGGAATCTGCATTACCCTTTATCAAAAAGGCCACAGCATTAAAGAGCTCGCTGCAGCAGCGGGCGTAACCTATAGAGCTATGTACAAAAGGATAAAACTGTAGCCATCATCCCATCCATTTGACAACTTAATAGACGCCCCTATATAGTGGGGCAATACGACTGAGTACTAACGCAAGGAAAGGTAGGTCGTGAACTATGAATAAAATTTCAGAAGCACTAATATTTTTAGCAGCAATAAGCATGACAGGCTCCACCGCTGGAGCAGTAGCAGAAGAGATTGACCCCCCTGAGAACCTCGAGAACGTTAAGATCGTCTACCAGACGGTATCTGTAACCGAAGGGATCTCGCCATTAATGGAACACGCTGATGAGTTTGCCAACCTATACAGTAAAATTGGTGAGCTAGAGGGCACGATAGAAGCTAAACAGAGTCATATCTACATAGTTAAGAAGCAGAAAGAGATTGCACTCGAGGCTCAAGAGCAGCTCTACGTTGATATAGACATAGCTCTTGCAGACCTAGCTAAATACGTTGGCGTGACTCCTTACGTTCTCGGGGCGTCTACTACTTCCGCCTGGGATTGTTCCGGTCTCACACTTTGGTTTTACGAGACCTACCGAGGAATCACCCTCCCACACTCCGCTACCTCTCAACAAAAAGAAGGCACAATTGTAGACGCGCCTATTCCAGGAGACATAGTGGCGTTCACAAATACTGGCTTCGAGAACGCGTATCACGTTGGAATCTACCTCGGTGGTGACCTGATGATCCACGCTCTCAACCCAGATAAAGACACCCTGATTCAGAACGTAACTCAGTTTGCAGACTCCGAGGATAGCAAGGTTGCATATATCCGCTACTAGTGGTATGCTATTCGTATGAATGAATCATACGCACCATACTTTGCTTGGGGAGCACTACTCCTTTCCATAGCATTGCCGCTTGCTCTCGCAGCAATTACTGATAAACGAAAGAAACAGCGCCTCGCCGCGATCCGGCAGAACCAGCAGAACCAGCAGAACCCGCAACCCCTATTAGGAGTTGTCCACCCTAAAGACAGAAAGAATAAAAAATGAAACCTTTCCTTTTCCTTAGAGACATTATATGGACTTCGGTTCTTGCCCTTCTATTAATAGTGGCGTCCATAGTCATCGTTCTCGTAACTGGCACCACCGCTATTCCAGTAACATTCGCGCTCAGTGCAATTGCATTGGCGACCTTGTCCAAATCTAACGGCTAGTGACCTTCAAAAAGTGACTACGATAATCACCATTGCCGGCGCAATCGCAATGCTGTTTTTATTGCTGCTTGTTATTGGTTTAATGATGACCCTCATTGGGCTCACTACCATTCCGCAAGATCTAAACGATATAAGACTGCCAACTGAGAAAAAGGAGACACCAATTGACAGCACCAACGATACGGAGTCTAAAGCCCGTAGACGCCGCCGATCTTAGAGATAAACTACCAACTTCCGGAGTCTTTGACATGGTCGACTGCGCTGTAGAGATTTACTGCCCGGAGAATTCGACCACCGAAGACATTCAAAAGATGGTAGCCACAATCGAAAACATGATCAACGTTGTCGATGTAAGAATTTCGGCAACACCAGAAAAGGCCACTCAGACCACCTACGAAGTACTAATCACAGAGGTACCGTCTGCGTACCGAAAAGGCCTAAAGGAAAGAGAATAACAAAATGACTAAAACACATACAAAACACATAAAGAAGAACCAGGTTCTGCCACAAGACATACACATCTTCTTCAGTACGATCTCTGGTAATAATGACGTTCGAGACATCCTTATCTGCCAGCTTGTAGATGCAAACTGGACCTATGAAGCAGTGGCAAATGCCAGTGGCATTACTAGGGAGCGCGTTCGTCAGATTCGGAAAGCTGCTAGCACTTCCGCTCTTCGACCTGCAGACCAGCACCTTCTTATTGAAATTCCGGAGCCACCGCTAAAGCCAGAACCGATTCGCCCGACCTACATCGAGCCATCGCCTAAGACTTTGCAGCGTTTGCTGGAACTTCAGCCATACGCTCAGCAGGTGCGCTCAAATGGGACTAAGTATCGTGAAGAGGCAGAAGAATATACTGCTCTGCTAAATCACGCACACACTGTAGAGGAAGTTACTCTCTATCGTTTGGCTAAGCGTCTAGGAATTACTCACGGAGCTATCCGATTCCGCTTGGTTCGCTACGGATATAAAAATGCGGTTACCGCAACGTCCAAGGTTTACATGCCTATTATTCGCGACAACCGGGCTCTAGAGGGTGGGTCATAGTGAAGAACCTTGAAGATTACTATTACTTAGCTTCTAAGCAAGACACCTTTGCGGCCCTGGTTTCGGCCAGGGTCAACGATATCCTTGCTGGGACGGCTCACGTTCTCGACTTTAATCAAGCAACGCTTTCTGAAGAGCAACAGATTCTGCAGTTTGCCGATCTTGTAGCTCGACTGGTGTGCGCGAACCTAGGCAGGGAGGCAGCGACCTCCTAAGCTGAGACCCTGTGTAGAGATACAGAGGGTTTTTACTTTCGAGGTACAATATAGGTATGGTCAACATTCCCGGTGGTACTGGAGCCAATAAGGGCTTCTGGAGGATCCAGCTTAGAGATCGCAACGGCCGTTTCGTTGAGATGGGGGGCGAGGTTCTTTTTGAGATCCAACTGCCCGGAGTGTCTGGCACGTCTCATGCAACAGGATACTTTATTGGCATGGCGGACTTAGAGACCGCACGAATTGAAGTAAGAGACAACTCCAAGATCTCGGCAGGTGTCTACCTCGTTGAGCCGAAAGACTTGACTGGCATCACTGCCATTCTACCCGAAGAGTATGTAAAAAAGAAGACCCAGGGTGGGCCAAAAGAGGCAGATGTTCCAGAACTAAAACAGGAGATTACTGGCTCGGATGCCTTAAAGACTCGGCTTAAGTCCGTTACGACCGCGCTAAAAAAAGAGGGTAGATTCCCTATCCCAAGACTTGGCTTACTCCAAGAGCTTGGAAAAGACACTGACACTGTAAAAGGTGCAAAGATTGACTACAAAAAGGTTTTTGATGCAGAGCCGGGGCTACAAGAGCGGTTTAAAGATTTTGACAGCATGTGGCAATACGTCTACGATAACTCAGCTGGGACGACTACCCAGTCGCCTAATGATTTAGACGATATTGACCCGGAAGTTAAAATGCTAAACCGAGCTTACGCCGAGCACATTCTTGGTCTAAAGCCAGATGGTATGATAACAGTTTACAGAAACGCAGTGAACGGGAAAGGCACAGAGTCAGAGTCTGCAGTCGGCTATGTTTCTCTTGATAAAAACTTTGCGTATGACTACGCGTCTCACCGGGATAACGTTGGCAAAAATGGCAGATACGAAATTGACGTGAAGCCCGATGAGTTTCAAGGAATGCTTGGATACAGCCAAGCAGAAGATGAGTATGCCCTAACTATTGGCCGTGGCGTTACAGAGCAAGAGGGTCGCGTCCGTAGAGTTGGAGATATTGCAGTGTTCGACCTAGAGGCATCGTGGCTCAAAGACTGGGGTAGAGAAACTTTCAATAGAGGTCAGGGCGGAACTCCTTATCGTCACTTTATCGTTGCTGGAACCTTTGACTTCCATGAGGTGGAACCTCTGGGCGACACGCTCACGGACTTCTTGGCTAAGTACGACCTTGAGGCGTCAGCAATTAAATCCAAGTTCGAGCAACTCCACGGGGACGGGTCATACGAAGACTATAAAAACTCCGGCAACACTCTTAGTTTTGCAAATATAAAAAGTTTATTTGTTGAGTTGGATAACGGTAAGATTGGGCTGGACGCGGCTAAAATATTCTCATCGGAAACGGTAGGAGAGAACGCGACTTATAAAAATGATCGTTTTGATAACATCATGAAAATGCTTTCAACGCTACAAGAGTTGAGCGGGGAGCCTTTTATGACTCACAAGAGCAGGGACTACAAGCCTAGAGAGACAAAGACAGGCATCTTTAACGAGTACGACCCAGAACAAAGAACTTCTGACAGTTCGTCCAATGCTGCTGAAGACACGCCTCTAACTGACCTAGGCTTTGACCCTGAAGAAGAGATCACAATTTACAGAGGAGTCCCCACAGATGCCGACTCAATTGTTTCGGGCGATTGGGTGACTACGCTGCCCCAACTTGCAAAAGATTACGCTGGAGGTGGCAAGGTAATTTCTATAAAGGTTAAGGCCAAGGACCTCCTAACTGACCCATCCTCCGGTGAAGGCGCATACACTGAAGAGATGCTCTACCGACCTAAGTGAGAAAGAGATAGACTGTAACCATGGCTAAAAGTATTATGGAGCTCATCGCGATGCTCCCCGAGGACGAGCAGGAAGCCGCACTCGAAGGAATTGATCCAGACACTCTTCTTTGGGACTGGAATGTTTGGGCGCGCCCTGAGCAACTTCCGCCCAGTGACGACTGGAACGTTTGGCTAGTTCTTGCTGGTCGTGGTTTCGGTAAGACGCGTCTTGCCTCAGAGTGGGTTCGCGAGACGGCAAAGTACACAACTGAAGGCCAACGTCGTTTTGCACTTGTTGCTCGTACTGCTGCTGACGTTCGAGACGTAATCGTCGAAGGTGAAGCTTTAGCGCTAGACACTAAAATAGCTACTCCTACTGGTTTTGTGTCTATGGCAGACGTAAAAGTGGGCGACACCGTCATAGGCGGCGACGGCAATCCATGTCAAGTAACTCAGGTTTTCCCGGTACTAGACAATCGACCTTGCTACAAGTTGGACATATCAGGTACTGAAGTGGTTGCAGACGCCAACCACAAATGGTTGACGTCTACTCATGTAGAGCGTAGTTACGAGCAGAGAATGCCGAATACGTATCAAGGTGTCAGGACTACCGAAGAGGTTCATAACACTCAGAAAACATCCAACGGGTATCTTAGCTCTAATCATGGAATCCGGATAGCTGCTGTTGTAGGGCAGGATGCTTCTCTGCCAATCGGTCCATACACCCTCGGGATGTGGCTTGGAGACGGTACGGCAAAGTCTGCTACTATCACCAGTCACACTGATGACCAGCCGGAAGTGCGTGCTCGGATTGACTCCGAAGGCTACATCACTACCGATAATAAAACTATTTACACTTTTGGAGTTACGGATGGCCTTCATCGGGCCCTTAAGTCAAATAACCTTATAAAGAATAAACACATCCCAGAGTCATACTTTCACTCAAGTATCGACCAGAGGATGTCGCTCCTTCAGGGACTTATAGACTCAGATGGCAGTGTATCCAAGAGAGGTCAGATAGAGTTTGACAATACGAATAAAATTCTTATTAACGATATCGCTAGATTAGTTTCCACGCTCGGGATAAAGCACGGAGGCTTGAAGCTCCGCCTTGGTGGTCGGCAGATAGCAGCGTCAAATGGCAAAACCTACACTGCGTCTGACGCATACCGTATAACTTTCACAACGTCGCTCCCTGTGGCCTCTTTGACTCGAAAAGCAGCCAGTCTGAAGAAATATAGGTCAGAAGAAAAGTGGAGGTACGTGAAGTCCGTCTCTCCCACAGAGAGCGTACCCGTTAGATGTATAGCTGTAGATTCCTCTGATCACACTTTTCTAATAACTGAGAGCTACATAAAAACTCACAATTCCGGGATCATAAACATCTCCCCTCCTTCAGAGAAGCCACACTACGAGCCGTCTAAACGACGTCTGACTTGGCCCAATGGAAATACTGCAACCCTCTTTACAGCCGACGAGCCTGATGGTTTGCGTGGACCGCAGTTTAGTCACGCATGGGGCGACGAGGTAGCCGCTTGGCGACAGACTCCAGACTCTGCCGGCATGACTGCCTTTGACAACTTACGAGTTGGTACTCGTCTTGGTAAGAACCCACAGATCTTGGCGACCACTACTCCGAAGCGCACTGCACTTCTCTATAAACTCATTGAAGAATCTCGCACAGATAAAGAGACCGCAGCTAAGGTTATTATCACAAAAGGTTCAACAATGGACAACGCTGGAAATCTCTCTGGCGCATATCTTGAAACTATTTTGGGCGTCTACGAAGGTACATCACTTGCTCGTCAGGAGCTCTATGGAGAGATGCTTGACAATATGGAAGGAGCGATGTGGAATGAAGAATTGGTTGAGGCAGCTAGACACACTAATTACCCTGCGTCTACTCCGTTACGTGTTATCGGCGTCGACCCTTCAGTTGCTGAGAATCCCCGCGACGAGTGCGGTATTGTTGTCTGCGCATCGTCTGCAGAAGGAGACCTCTATAAGCGCCATGCTTGGGTTCTTGAAGACGCTTCAATTCATGGTTCCCCAGACACCTGGGCCCGTAAAGTTGTGGAAATGGCTCGCAAATGGGGTTGTCCCGTTGTTGCCGAAGTTAATCAAGGTGGCGCACTCGTACGAAACGCAATTAACTCTATTGACCCCAGCGTCAAAGTCCTCGAGGTCCACTCAAAGTACGGAAAGCAGTTAAGAGCAGAGCCAATTCTTCTTGCATACGAGCAAGGACGAGTTCACCACGTTAACTACCTCCCAGAACTAGAATCTCAGATGTACTCTTGGATCCCAGGAGAGGGTAAATCCCCTGATCGGGTAGATGCAATGGTTCACGCCATGACCGCGCTCCTAATTAAGCCCCCTCCGGGCTTTTCTGGTGGTAAATTACGTGCAAAAAGCCTCGCGGATCGCAAAATGGGCGTCAGCAGGCCAAATACTGGCAACGTTGGCCGCGTTTTTAAGGTCAGGTAATGACAAAAATCATTTTAGACAGGTTCCCGTGCCATCTAGTTGCTATTGCTGCGGGTGAGTTAGACGACATACTGAAGCTAAGAAGCTACGAGCCTACACCTGGTGCTAAATATTTAGAGATAACTAGGGTAATATTAACAGAAACAGAAATAGTAGTAGCAAAAGATGGAAATTCTGGCCCTATTATTGTCTTCCAGGAGGCTTACGATCAGGCCTCACTGTCAGAAAAGCCAACCGAGGACACAAGAGTTGTTACATCTAGCGGAAAGATGCTAGCATTTAAGAAAGATACAGGCTGCGGATGCGGTTCTCGCCTTCGTGGCTGGAATCCATATAAAACCTTAGGATCGAGTAGAGATTAACATGGAACTTACCGCACTAAATTTTGTAATTGTTGCCCTTGCGGCCTTTCGGGCAACGCATATGATTACCACTGATGTCATTGCAGAAGGTTTTCGAAATAAAATCTGGTCGAAGTTCCCGCCGAGCACTAAACTTGGATACTTAATCACATGTAACTGGTGTACGGGTTTCTGGATGTCAGGAATCTTTGTATTTGGAGCAATTATTTTACCCCAAATCACAATTGTGGTATCATTAGTCTTGGCTATCTCCGCCTTGATTGGACTTATCTCCGCTTGGACCGAGCGCTAAACAGACAGGGAGCCCATCTTGGGTATTTTTAAGAAAGAACCAGCAGGAACACGGAACGAAAGCCCGAAGATACGTGCGGCCTCTCCAAGGAACACTACACGCGTTGCGCCCGGAGTTTCCGTAGACTCTTTTGGAATTGTTTACGCTGAGCCACAAGTTTTTAACGCCCCACGTGCAATGACCGCTGCCGCTGCTCAGGTAAAACTAGACGACAAGACCGAAGCTCAATATTTTAAAGCTCGCAGAGACTCCTCAGCCTCTTCGTGGCAATCAGAAGCCTGGGAGTACTACGATGCAATCGGTGAAATCAAATATGCATTCAACCTAGTTGCGTCCGTTGTTTCAAGAATTCGTCTTTACCCCGCTGCTGTCAGCAATCCAAGCGAAACACCTTCACCGATTGATTTTGTAGAGAGTGTAGACCCGCGTTTAGCTGCTGCAGCAACTCGCGTGCTCGACCGCCTAAGCTCTGCCTACGGTGGACAGCCTGGACTTCTAAAGGACGCCGCTCTAAACTTGCAAGTTACTGGAGAATGCTATCTGGTTCAAATTCCGGAACGAAAAGGCTCCGGCCTTCCGGAGACATGGGACATTCGTTCCACAGACGAACTTCAGGTTGACTCTAGAGGGAACTACATAATTAACCCCCGTCGCGATGTTGGTGGTGGTGGCGCTTCTGTGATGGCTCAGGGCAATAATGACACAATTCAACTACCTACATCTGCATACGTAGGGAGAATATGGCGAGCTCACCCTCGTTACACGCAGGATTCCGACTCTTCACTACGCAGTCTATTAGACCTTTGCGCAGAATTGCTTTTGTTGAACAGGACTTTCCGTGCGACTGCACGTTCACGCCTAAACGCTGGCGCTCTCTACTTGCCAGACGGCCTTTCGGTCGCTGCATCACCTGACCCCGACTACCCATATGACGAAGATGGAGATTTCAACGAGCAGTTTAACCCAGAAGAGGCCGCAGACGACTTCGAAGATCAACTAATCGATGCAATGACCACCCCGATTAAGGACGAAGACTCCGCGTCTGCTGTCGTTCCTTTGATCATCCGTGGCCCAGCAGAGCTTGGCGACAAGATCCATCAGTTTAAGTTCGAACGTTCGTTCGACCCAGCACTAGCTGAGCGCTCCGATCGTGTACTAGAGCGCATCATGCAGGGCCTAGACGTCCCCAAAGACATCGTGACGGGACTTGCCAACGTTAAATACTCTAACGCTCTACAAATCGATGAGAGCCTATATAAGGCTCACATAGAGCCTCTGATGCTACTAATCGTTGACGCACTAACTGTTATGTACCTGCGTCCATACCTAATTGCCAATGGATATTCCGAAGCAGAAGTTAAAAATGTCTGCATTTGGTACGACCCTAGTCTTGTAGCGACCAGGAATGACCGCGCTACAGATGCAGACTCTGGATTCGAAAAGATGGCGATATCTTACGACACATGGCGTCGTGCTCACGGCTTCTCTGAGTCCGATGCGCCAGACCCTAAGGAACTTGCACTTCGCCTAGTAATACAAAAAGGCCAAGTAACACCCGAGCTTACAGAGGCAATGCTTCAAGCTGTTGCTCCTGAACTTATGGCAGGTATTCGAAACAAGGCCATGGAAGAAAGCGGAGCCGAGATTCCTCCAGAGATTGACCGGCTTCTCACTGGCGTGCCAGCTGAAGACGCAGGAGCTGCAGAGGCTCCTACCGAAGATACAACAGAAGAAGTCCCACCACTAGCAGAACCAGAGGCTTAATATGCATATCGACCAAAAAACGGAATTAGTATCAAAGTTAGCGCTTCTGCTAGCTGATACTGTGACTGCCAAGTTTATTTTTCATGGCTACCACTGGAACGTCTTAGGCCCAGACTTTGGTGAGTATCACAAGTTCTTCAAAACTCTTTATAAGGATGTGGACAGTTCGATCGACCCGCTGGGCGAGAATATCCTTAAGGCTGGATTCCCTGCTCCTTACTTTTTGACAGATTATGCAGAGATGTCCCTCATCAAAGAAGAGCGTCTAGACGGATCTTCTCCTACATTCATGCTTCAGTCGGCTAAAAGAGTAAATGACCAGATAATGCACTCGCTGTTTGGAGCATTTGAAGAAGCAGAAAAATGCAATGAGCAAGGATTGCTGGATTTCCTTGCAGCACGTATTGACATGCACAAGATGTGGAACTGGCAAATCAACGCATTCCTAGGAGTCCGCTAAATGTCCGAGTATATAAACAAAGTAGTGAACGCTTCAGGCGAGTACGCAGCGCCGGTAGATAAGATAGAAGAAGAAGAAACAGAAGAGAAAAAAGAAGCTCCCGAAGGTTATCACTACATGCCAGACGGCGAGCTAATGAAGGATTCAGCTCACGAAGCCGCAGCTTTAGAGAAAGAATCTGATGATCCTTGCTGGAAGGGCTACGTCCAAGTAGGCATGAAAAAGAAGAACGGCAAAAAAGTACCAAATTGCGTCCCTTCTGCGGCATCCATAGATGAGATAGTTGCAAGTGTTAATAGTGAGTTTGGGCACTCCAGGCGAGTTCGCGAAGAAGATGCCTATCAAGTGGCTAGAAAAGCCTGCGACAAATATAGCTACCTCGGAGACACCGAAGAACTTGAGTTAGCGATTCTGTGGGAAGTATTCACATACGTAGAGTATGCAACCGAAGGCGTTTCTGAGGATCTTGAAGATTTATCAGAATATTCTATTCTTCTACCAGCCGGACATCCGGGAAGAGAATCTTCAATTGCGGACTCCCTCGAGTGGGTCTATGGTGCCCCTGACTTGGATGACTTTGCCAAAGAAGCACTTCTTTCTGCTTTTGATATAGGCTCCGGCGGCATAGAGGTATTGCATGCGACCACTAGGCTAGAGGTTTTAATGGCTAGTGGAGGTCTTTCCGAAGTCACCGTCTCTCATTTAGAAGCTTTAAAAAAGAAGCATACTAAAGACAGCTAGTTTTTATTGAGGTAAAATTTTAAGTAGTCTTCTACTATATAAAGGATCAACTCTATGCCTAATCTCTTCGACGCCATAATCGCAGTTGGTGGCAACTCTTCTGCAGCAAAGAGTGCAAGAGCTAGGCTTCAGCCCCGTGATAAAAACGGCCGCTGGGTACTAACTGGTGCAGGCATGTTTGCAAGTGTATCCCTACCTAACGGTAAAACCATTAAGGTTACTGGTAAGGCTATCGGCGGTACTGCAGTTAACAAGGGTGAGAAGAATAATATCCGCATGCTAGTCGGAGAAGGCTTCGCTAGCTCAGGAATCCCAGAGAGCACAGTACTTGAAGTAGCCTCCAAAAACGGTGAGCTAGAATCCAAGATTCAGCTAGATCGTGATTTCTTGAAGAGCAAGGGTATTGACCCAGATCTCAAGCATACTCTTCCTGCGTCAATAGCTGATCAGCCACAAAAACTAGAGGACATGAATGCTCAGCCGGGCGATGAGCTAGATATTGAACTAGCCACTAACGGACTAACCGACGAAGAGGACAAGGACTTCCGCGCAATACGTGAGAAAGAGCCTCTAGCAAAACTTCCACCAGCACTTGCAGAGCAAGCTGTTGAAGGCGAAGACGTTAACAAACTTGTTGAAGACGGACCTGAGGGTGAGGCTATTGTTGATGCATACACCCCCTCTTCGGCCGAAGAACCAAGCTCCACTAAAGCCGCAGACGATGCAGTTGCAAATATCATGGATGAAGTCAGCCTACATGGCGATACTGAAGTAAAATTAGACAACTTAGTAGAGTCCCTTAGCCCTGAAAGCAGCGTAAAACCGACAACTCCCATGAACTTAAATGTCGGAGATGTAGTTCGCTCGAGGGCAGGTAGAGATTCTGTTGTCCTGGATATAAGATTGGACCCCAGTAGCGGCGGTAGATCATTCATGAGACTACAGAATGAGGATGGCATCGTAGCAGAGTTTCCTCTAGATCTTACTAGGCAACTTAACGTTGTGCAGGGCAGAAAGGCTACTATCGCTCGGCCTACTGAGCCTACTGAGCCTACTGAGCCTACTGAGCCTACTGAGCCTACTGAGCCTACTGAGCCTACTGAGCCAGCCAAGCCCTCCAAGCCAGCCAAGCCAGCCAAGCCTACCCCCGAGGGTGTAGACACTCCTGAGGGAGAGGCAGTCACACAGACTAGCGATGGATCACCTCCTGTGAACTTCCCTCCACCCGGCAGAATGGACGACGGTAGCAACTTTAACTTGCCAGTACTGTCCAAAGAAGAGCTAGAGAGGGAAAGAGCCAGAAAGCTCACCCCTGTGATGGGCCCTGACGGCACGCCTGTCGGCTACGTAGATGAGCACAATAGGATTCTTTCCGCCGATGACCCGTTTGCAATGATGGATGCTTTAGCTAAAATATACCCGGACGCTAAGTTTACTGAAGAGGGTGCTCTAGTTCTTCACAGGCAAGAAGACAAAGACGGCAAAATATTTGAACTACGGGCAAACAACTCTGGTAAAAAGGCTATTGTGTACACTATGCGCTGGACTGACCCAGAAACTGGAGAATTCAAAGAGTACCAGCACAAAGATGATCGTCACTCCATTGCGCCACTTCTGAGCAAAGCTAACGGCCCTCAGGGGCTACTTGATAGACTGATGGGCAGGGTCGATAATGATGGTTTTGATTGGGCAAACGTAAAGTTTGGTAGAGGCGGCAAGGGGAATGCATGGGGCCCGAATGACAGCTTATCTAGTCGTCTTAAGTGGCTTATGTCTGGAACAGGCGACCGAAAAAAGATGGAAGAAATCGGTGATAACGCCGTACGACTTGCCGATGGTAGGAATGTAACCTACCACGCAGGTACGAAGATTGTTAAAAACAGCGAGCTCCCTAGCCTATGGAATACCTATGATGAGTTCATGAGCTCAGGAACGTCAAGACGCGACAGAGATGTAGCTCTTAAAGAAGATATGTATGACATTCTGTATTCTATATTTGGAAGTACACCTCTCGGTGAGAAGGCGCATGCAGACGCAAGAAAGGCTATTAGAGCCGAGTTCAGACGAAGAAACCCTAATGCGAGCCAGAGAAGTACCCAGAGCTTCGACTACTATGTATCCGCCGCATCAGAGCGTATGCGGGGGATCTACAGGAACCCGGACTCTAATACTAGATCAATTAGGTACGCCTCAAAGGATATGACGAAGTCTATCGAGAAGGGTATGACCGTTGAGTATACAAACAACGTAGGCGAAACATCTATCCTTAAAGTTTCTGGTTTAGTGCAAAACGTTAACGCCACTCCCGGAGACAAAGCATCTTACGATTATGGGGACTACGTATTGGTAGTAGATGCGAACGGCAATACGAGGGAGATAAACGCGCTAAAACTCAGGCAGACGAGAGATCAAGACACTCCTCTAACAGATTACACTGCTAACCTACAGGGCCAAGCACTAGCAGAAGCCAGGAGAGACCCCGATTCAGAGCCGATCCCTGCACCTAGGCAGCGAGCGAAGCCTGTTGGTACTGATACTGTTATCTCTGCTCAGCCCTCTCCTCCTATGCTTATAGATGATGTTGTTCAAGGAGATATGCTGCACAATAAAGAAGGAAGGCCTCTTGGTATCGTAAAGACGGCTCCTCGACCTGTTACAAGCAGAGATGGCTCTCCAGCACTGGCATTCTTGTATACAGGAGCAGACGGAGTCGAAGGTTCGGCGGTCTACAAGCTTGGTACGGAGGTAACACCAAAAAAAGCCTAGGCCCTGACCAGGGGCTAGCTCTACTCAGAGAAGTACCTAGCGCTCCTGACTCTGATGAGGGCTACGATTTACCGGCTGACTTCTGGGACGACGTCTCGGAGGAGATTCAATCTCCTGCCAGTGTGATCCCGGAGCTTCTTGACAGCAGCGATCTAGTAAAAGCCCTTCCCGAGATGAAAAATCTAGCCAACTACGGGGGTACTACACTAGAAGCGAACTTACAGTTAGCTGTAGCCAGAGCAAATATTTTTAGAAACAAAATCCGTGAAGTAAAGTCACTTATAGGTAATAACGCCGATGTTCTTGGCCCTAACTGGCAGCTAGAAACTGCTAGTGCAAGGGGTGTGTTTGGCGCTACTGTAAATACTCAAGACTTAGCTCTCCTGATTACCAGGCCTTCAGTCGATGAATTTAAACGTTCGGCGTCCTATCGTCCTTTAGGCGGGAGCGCTGAAGACTTTGCCTACTTCCTAGAATTTCTAAGAGCTGACAGGCCGAACGACGGCGTGGCTCAGACAGTAGACAGGCTCTTTGCATCCGGAGTTAAGTTCAAACCAGTCATAGGCGCGTCTAGTCCAGTTGGACTAGTACAAATTCCATACGAAATAAAGAGAGACAGTGAGGGCAAGCCTATCAGCGCTGCCCCTTCTGTAGACACTAAGGAATACAAAGAAGCTTTAACTACGCTCTCTGAGTTTTCACTTAACAACACTTCTGCGATGAACTTTGACCCTCGCTCAGTTATCCTAAGGATCAGTGGGACCCAGGCCAACTTCGAGGAGGCGTACTCTGACATCTCTCCTAATACTAGGGACCTAACCAGGGCTCAGGGAGTAAACTTCGTTACTAGGGCAGATGGGTCAGAGATTGGGGTGTCGGAGATATCTTCTCCCCTGCTCCGTAGCTCAAAATCCGTAATACTAATAAACCATGAATTCGCTTCTAGCTTAGAAGGAGAATTTGGAGGAGATACCTCTATAACAGAGACTGTATTACACGAGTACGGCCACAGTCTGCACAGAAGTATCGACCCACTATGGGGCGATGAGAGGGGCGGTGAGCTAGATGCTCGCTATTCCGATGTTCGCGATCAAGAAGTGTCTAGCTACGGACAAAATAACGATCAGGAACATTTTGCAGAAGCGTACGCTAAGTACCTGTATACGGGTGAAGCAACAGACGAATACAAGAAATTTCTTAAAGATACTCTCGGCATTTATAAGTTTGATCTAAACGCTGCATTCCCGAAATACCTTAGAGGAAATAATTTTAGGGACGATTTTATCTCGTACTTACAAAACAATACCGATCTCAAGGGGTACTCCATCGATTGGTCAAGTTCCAGTAGCGTCGGATCTGTTCCAGACTCTGTTTTAATGGACAGAGCTCAGAGAGCAGTGACTAGGGGGGAAGGTCTGTCTAGAGAAACGGTAAGCCTTAGCGGTAGTCTAATAGCACCTAATGGCTCGTCTGCGGGAACGATTTCTAGGACTTTGACTAGAGGATCAGATGGCACCTTAAGCGTATACCACGACCTGTTCAAACTAAAGTCTTCTCATCAAGGCAAGGGGTTAGGCCAAAATGTTATCGAGGGCAGCTTTGCCTATTATAGGAGCATTGGCGTAGATAAAGTATCAGTCACCGCAGCATTAGATAACGGGCCGTACATGTGGGCCCTTATGGATTTCGATTTCTCGTCCGAAGAACAGCGCAGTAAGCGTCATATTTACACTCAGAACACTGCCGCTGCCTTGAAGGCATATGAAGGCAATCAGGATGCCTATTCGAATATGACTCCAACTGAAATAGCAGCAGACATAATGCCACAAATAAGCGTAGTACCAACAAATAGCGGCGTTAATTATGGCCCTGGGAGCATCAGACGATTGATAGAATCACTTAGAGAAAACGGCTGGGTAGTAGATAATAACTTCATAAACGAGTTAACCTCTATTGCTGAATTGCCTGTTTCGGATGTGACACCTAAAATGATTGCTACTATAGGAAGAAACAATAAGCGTACTCAGACTAAGAATTCTTCTTCTCTCGGTAGGTTTATTATGATGACCGTAGGTTCTTGGAGAGGTGAAAGGAGGCCATAATGGACTACTCAGCGGAGTATCGAGAGCTATTAAAAAGCTTTACTAGCGAACGAAATCTAGATTACGATCTCGATGAATGGCCCGAGGACGCCCAACGGGCTTTTGGAGAGCTAGACGAATCATTAATGTTTAAGTACCTGGACTTTCTAAAATCCAGGGGTGCAGAGACCGAAAGTGATGATTTTTATATGATTGATGTGACTGTCGATACAGAAGATGGTCCCGACTATTCAACCATAGACGTCAGAACTCTATCATTAGAGAAGCTTTCAAAGCTTTGCTCTGTGTTTCCACAGTATAATAAATACTACTTTAATAAAGTAGCAGAGTCACTATAAAATTTAGTGTGCTAAAATTGTAGCTAGATCCAGTCTAGCGAGCGAAGAATAGGATCGGACATATGGCCGAAGAGCAAGAGTACGATATCTCTCCTGAACCTACTATTTATTTTTACGTAAATAAAGAGACAGAGTCGGTAGAGTATATTTCCATGTATACCATTTTTGGTATTACCGTTAGACCTGAGGGAGAAAAGTGGAGGTCTGGGTCAAGAGATGACCTAGAAAAGTACTATTCCTCTAGCTACGAGATTTGGTCATACGAATGGGATAACTCAGACGACACTCCTGGCAGCGGCGCTCCCCTTGATCCAGATGATGAAGACGGATGGGAGATTGACCTCATCCAAGATTGGGCAAAGGGGTCAACACTCAGTAGGGCTGACATAGAAAAGGTCTGCAGAATGGTGAGCTCGGGAGACTATGTAACTAAAGAAGAAGCCGAAAGCTTCCCTGGAGAATGACCTTGTCTAAAAATCGCATGTATACCATCCCTGGCGGCGTCCAGAATGAAGCTAAAAAAGCTCTAAACTGGCGCAAGGAAACCAAGAGGGGTGGCACCCCCGTAGGGATTAGCAGTGCTCGCACGCTTGCAAAAGGCGGCCAAATTGGCCTCGAGAAGATTCGCCACATCGCTAAGTATTTCCCTCGTCACGAAGTTGACAAAAAAGCAAAAGGCTATGAGCGCGGAGAAGATGGCTTCCCGTCTAACGGTCGTATTGCTTGGGCACTTTGGGGTGGGGACGCCGGACAGAGATGGGCTTCTGCAATTGTAGAGCGTGAAAACAAGAAAGCAATTGCTGCGGGCGGCTATGGCTTTGTGGACGGTCCAACAGGTTTTGAGAACACGCCACATTATGAGCCAGATCTAAAGGCTTTCAAACAAGCCCACGAATTAGATCTTTTTCTCGGGCCAGAGTTTATGGCTCGTGTTCGTCTAGACAACTCCGCCATTGACCGTCTGTATAAAATTGACGTTGACGGCATGGTATCCGTCTGGGACGATTGCGGCTGGGACGACATGGGCCACGTAGATGGAGATGTCTACTCATACGACAGAGCGCTAGATGTTGATATCGAAATCTCCGCGTTTGACCATGTACTTATTGATCCTTCAGCCGCAGTTATTATCTCTGCGTTTCTACAAGCTCGCCCTAACCAGCCAGTTACGCTGAACGAGATAGACCCAGAAGAGACCAGGCTTGTAGCAGATGGTCTTATGGAAGAAGATTTTGGAATGATCGACAGGGTTATGACTGCCGCTGGCGAGTCCCCTACCGACACCGATGGTGACTACACCCCCGAAGAGCGCTCAAATCTTGCAAAAACCCAGCCTAGAGATGCAAGTGGACTATTCGTAAAAGTGGGCTCCCGTACTATCGTTGCCGGAGATAAAGAACGTGGCTCTGGAAAGATTACCAGTATTGACTACAAGGCTGGAAAAGTTAACGTTCTACTTGACAGCGGTAAAAGCATAGCTGTAGATCCTAAATTTACTCAAGGCGAAGAGAGTTACGACGGACCGTCAATGGTCCCTACCAGTACGCCTACTATTGACTTCAAAGGTATTATAGGGGAGCCTAGAACTCCTCGAAATTCTAAAATTGCACAATTGCCTGGAACGCTTCCTCAGATGACTGATAGCGACTTAGGGTTGCTTATTCGTGACTTCCCAGCTTATGTAGCCAAGATGAGAGCGTCCTATAAGACATATGATGACAGTCCTAAGGGCTTAAAGGCGTATGACAAGAAACTTGTAAAAGAACGCCACGGAATTAATGCCGCGGCAGCTAAAGAAGACGACTCTATCAATGAGCCTTCTGATTCCGATGTCCCTGCTAAGTACCTAGCTATCGTCTCCCCTGAGGATAAAGGTGCAGTTATGGATGTGGTTGCCATTGTTCCGGCGTCCAAGACGTCCACCGAGCCATCCATATATGAGCGTCGAGAAGGTAAGTGGCAGAAGAACGATCAAATACTGCTCGACCTAAAGTCTGCAACACCTCCTCCAGTTGTTGAACTAGACGACTCAGAAGTTCTAAATGATGTTCTCAAGCAGGCAGATGAAGCTACTGGCGTTCAGGCTTCTGCGTACGAGTTCTCCATTTTCTGGGAAAGGGTAGTAGAGCCGTTGCTTGCAGCTGGCGGTGCTGACCGTAACCGTGGCAATGCAGATGCACTTCGTCGCTACTGGACTAAGGGCAAGGGCGCAGCGAAGATCCGTTGGAACACTCCCGGCGACTGGACTCGATGTGTTCGCCAACTCTCTAAATACATGGGCCCCCGCGCGAAGGGCTACTGCCAGCTTCGCCACAAGGAAGTAACTGGTGTCTACACTGGAAGCGAGAAAAATGTTGGAAAGAAGAAAGGCTTAAAAGCTTCTACTTCGCTATTTGCAACTGAGCAAGAACTTGATTCAGCAGTCTTTGAAAAGTCCCGTCTATCAGCGATAGCAGCAGACGCCCGTGAAAAAGTTGGACTACTTGCCGGTGCTTCAGCGACTAAGCCTGGAGCTACTTTCTTTGTCCCAATGATAGTTCCAGAGGGAGCAGAGTCTGGTGACGGACGTAAGTTTGAGAAGGGGGCTATCAGCGTTAGAGATCTCCCTGTGCCTCTTTTGTGGCAGATTAAGACTGGGTCCGGGCATGACGGCTCAGTTGTTGTTGGTCGAATTGATTACATTGAGAGAATTGAAGGCGGCATGGGAAATGCTACCGGCGTATTTGACTCAGGACCATATGGTCGTGAAGCAGAACGCTTAGTTCGTTACGGTTTCTTGCGCGGTGTTTCGGTTGATTTGGACCAGTTTGAAGCAAGGGAAGATAAAAAGTCAAAGGTAGAAAACTCAGAAGACAGCGAAATTATGAGTAAGGATAAACTTACTATAAATAAAGCAAGAATAATGGCTGCTACAATTGTAGCTAAGCCCGCATTCCAGGAATGCACTATTTCATTGCAAAACCAAGGGGATGAAGAGGACTATATGCCCGAGAAAGACGGCGTCTACGAAGAGTGCATTGATGGTCTTTGCGACCTCGAGCCAATTATGGCTTCCGGGTACCTAGAATCTGAGATCCCAATGGCCCCGCCTACTTCTTGGTTCAAGGACCAGAAGCTGGATAGGCCTACTCCCTTAACAGTAGACAAAGACGGCCGTATCTATGGTCACATTGCCGCATGGCACGTTAGCCACATTGGACTACCACGTTCAACAAAGCCTCCTCGCTCTCGTAGTAAGTACGCATACTTCAACACTGGAGTAGTGCGGACTGAAGATGGTACTGACGCGACAGTCGGTCAACTTACTCTTGCTGGTGGGCACGCTCCACTAAATGCTAGTGCTGCCGATGCAGCAAAGCACTATGATGATACTGCTTCTGCTATTGCAGACGTTCACGCTGGCGAAGATCAGTACGGTATTTGGGTAGCTGGGTCTTTGCGTCCAACCGCAGACGAGATGCAGGTTCGTGCACTCCGTGCTTCTGCTCCATCTGGAGACTGGCGTCCAATTAATGGTTCCTTAGAACTGGTTGCTGTTTGCCAAGTTAACGTTCCTGGATTCCCCACTGCTCGTGCAATGATTGCATCGGGTAAGATTTTGGCACTAGTTGCTGCTGGAGCTAGTCACATGGCTGCCCTCAAGAGTCAAGCCGTTCAAGCTCTCGCCTACAGAGCAGGCACCTTAGGTCAGCTCGCCGCTACTGCTCCAGACCTAAAGATCCGTGTCAGGGAAGCAAAGAAGTCTCTTCGCGCAGCAAACCTTCAAGCACTCACTGCTGGTGCAGCTAACATGCGTGAGAGCGCCCTGACCGCGGCCGCTGTCGCAGAGCTAGCCAAAATCTCGGACGACGAGAGAATGGAACTCGCTAAGAAGGGCCACGCAATGGAAGACGGCGCGTACCCGATCCGTGATGAGTCTGACTTGCGCAATGCTATCCAAGCGTATGGACGAGCAAAGGCTTCTGAGAGACGAGCTGTCCGTAGACACATCACCAAACGTGCACGAGCACTTAAGAAGTATGACCTTATCCCTCAACAGTGGAAAAACGTAAGCTCCATGGAGGCGGCCGAAAAAGTAGCGTCCATGCGTGCAAGCATTACAGCCTTTTCCTACTCGGAATTTGCTGAGGGGGATGAAGACGAAATCTCTGAAACTGAGCTAAAGAAGCTAAAAGACGCAAAGTCTGAAGCCGACAAGCAAACCGAAGAAGAGATTGAAGCAGCTAAGGACGTCAAGTCTGGTAAAATAGACCCCAACGGTCTAGACGAGGATGGCAAGCCTAAATACATCTCCGGTGTAAACCAGCCACGCGACGCAAAGGGTAAGTACCGAACGGTTCTGGCTCGCCTAAAACAGAACTTAGGTGTTGCAGGTCTGGCAAAAGCATTGAAAAAAGCTGAAGATGCCGAGAACCTAGACTTTGCTGGTAACTATCAGGCTTCTGCGGACGCAAGCGGTGAGCTGCTTGGTATGATCGACCGTATTGACTCTAAGGCGCTTAACCCGGAGGCTTTAGAAAATGTTCGTGCAACTGCCGGAGAGTTGGGGACAGTTATTGCTAACTTACCTCTACCCTTTGGCCAGGATGCAGAAAAATTAAGATTTAGCGATCTACCGTCTGGGCTCAAGGACCTCATCGGTCAGATGATTACTCGTGTCGAGGCAAAAATCGGTAAAAAGGATGCGGATATTGCTACGCAAGATCTAAGATCCTACATGTCGGGTGCAGATTTGTACTCTCAGGGTGAAGTTCAATCTGAGATGAGCACGCTGCTCCGACTCCTTACCTAAAAAGTAGGGTAAAATTATCCCTAGGTGAAGCGCCTCGCGTTTATTCGATGAGTCCCTAAACCTTGACTGTAATCAAGGATGCTAGACATCCAACAATAACTGGCCTAGGAGGTACAGTGTACGACCAAATTAAAACTCAGTTAGATGCAATATCTGAGCTAGGCGACGATCAAGTCGCGGAGCTTCAGGCAGACATCATCTCACAGTTTGAAATGGTTGAGGGTGAAGACCCGACTCCTGATTCAGTTGATGCTATGACGTTACTAGCTGACTCCCTAGATATGGTGCGTGGCGAATTATCTCGCCGTGAAGCGCAGACTGCAGAACTTGCAGCTAGAGCGGCTGACGCTGCTTCCCGTGTTAAGGATGAAGTAGAAGACGTTGGAGAGGAAATGGCTATGGCCGAAGAAGACGCACCTATGGACGAGACCCCAGAAGAGGAAACTCCTGCTGTGGAAGAGACCAAAGAGGTAGAGGCAGAAGAAATGCCAACTGAAGAAGAAGAAGAGATGGAAGAAGAGGAAATGTCGATTAAGGCATCCGCTTCTGACGAGCTCGCTTCTGAAGAAGTTGCTGTTGACGCTGTTGTCGAGGTTACCGAAGCTGCAGAGCTTTCTGCAGAAGAAGTAACCGAAGAGGTCGAAACTCCAGCTGCCGAAGCTGAACTCGCTGCCGAAGAGGTAGTAGAAGTCGCTGACGCGGAGGAGACTGTAGCTGAGGCTCCAGTCGAGACCGAGGCTGCTACTGAAGAAATCACCGAAGTTGGAACCGAAGTTGCTGCAGAGCTTTCTGCAGTTGACGAGGCTTCAACCGAAGAGGTTACTGAAGTACTCGAGGACGCCACAATTCAAGCATCAACCGATCAGGTAGACGGTTCTGAACTATCAACCACAACTGAAGAAGCCACTGAGCTCTCTTCAGACGAGAATATTGAAACATCAACAGCTCTTGTAGAAGAGCAGAAGGAGCAAGCAGTGACTGCTGCAGCTGAACAGCCTTTCGAGGCCCCAGCCGACCGTCAACCTGTAGTTCAGGTAACTGAAGCCCCAGTAGCAATTACTGCTGGCGCTGACATCCCTGGATACACCGCGGGAAGCAACATTAAAGACATGTCTGAGGTTTCTCAGGCCATGGAGAAGAGACTTCATACTCTTCGCCGTGTAAACGGTGGCGATGGAGAGCAGCACATTGTTGCGTCTTTCTCGACACAGTACCCAGAGTCACGCTTCCTAGGAAGCGACGCTGAGTCAAACGCAGCTAAGATCAGCGGTGTTGTAGGTCAAGAAGCACTTGTTGCTTCTGGTGGACACGCTGCTCCAGTTGAGACCAAGTATGACATCTTCGGTATCGGCTCAACCACAGCACGTCCAGTTCGCGATGCATTGCCTCGCTTCCAGGCCGACCGTGGCGGAGTTCGCTTCGTAACTGCCCCTAGTTTCGCTGGTGGTGACTATGCCGATGCTGTTGGTGTTTGGACTGCTTCTAACGATGCAGCTGAAAGCCCAAGCCCGTCCGCAAAAACTAGCCTAACCGTTTCTGCTGCTGCAGAAAACACGGCTGTAACTGACGCTGTAACACTACAGCTACAGTTCGGTAACCTCATGACACGTGCGTACCCAGAACTAATTGCTCGACACAATGAGCTAGGTCTAGTACAGCACGCACGCGAGGCAGAGCAGAGCCTAATTGCTAAGATCGAAGCAGCTTCAACTGCAGTTAGTTCTGGAACCCTTCTGGGCTTCGGTCGTGACTTCTTGGTAACAGTACGTAAGGCAGCTGTTGCTTACCGTTCACGTCACCGCATCTCGCAGGGAACAGTCCTAAAGGCTATTGTCCCTGAGTGGGTAATGGACGCCATGGCTTCTGACCTTGCTATTGCAATGCCAGGCGATGGAACCCTAGGTGTCGGCCAGTCCGAGATCGCCGGGTACCTAGCCGGATCTAACGTTGACATGGTGACATCTCCTGATGCAACTCCATTCGGCTCACAGGGCGTTGCCGCTCTCCTAGAGTTCCCAGACACCTTCAAGTGGTACCTCTTCGCAGAGGGCACCTTCTTGTTCCTAGACGGTGGAACTCTAGACCTAGGTATCATCCGTGACTCCTCACTAGTTGGAACCAACGATTACAAGATGTTCGTTGAAACCTTCGAGGGTATTGCCAAGGTTGGTATCGAGTCTCTAGTTATCACCCAGACTGTAAATGTCAACGGTGTAGCCGCTGCTCTACGCGACACCACTGGTGGCGCTGCTGCAGCTGCAATCGAGCTCTAAAAAGTAATTGAATAGGGTGGCTCCCCGGGCTTAGGCTCGGGGGGCTCCCACCCCCTAAATAATTTTAAATTAAGGATTTTAAATGGCTTTCTCAAAGACAGGCGTAGTATCGGCACCCGCAATCGTGCCATCCGCCTTTGGTCTACTTGCTGTTGTTAAGCCAGAGAACGCTCCAGGAGAGGACCAGTGGGTCCGAGGTTTTGCCCAAGAATGGGAGACCACCGTACAGGAGCTCAAAAACTGGGATGACACAGATAGCACCAGCGGATCTGTAGTTACCGGCGGAGTTATCAATTATTTTGATTACATCAAGCCGTTTTTCATTGAATTGACCGAGGTACGCTCGGGACTAAGTTTCAACGCTATTGACAGAATTGCTCGACTATCTCGTCAGATTGAAGGCATGAGCCAGAAGTCTATAGAGACAGAACTTTGGGACGGTGCCGTCCGAAAGGGCGAGAGTCACGACAATAAAGCCCTATCCGATGCCGGAACTGCTTTAGTTAATAGCGGAACTGCACTTGGCGCTATTCTGGCCCTTGCTGAGCTAGAGCGCTCAATGGCAGCCGACTCAGACGCTGGTGAACTTGGAGTAATCCACATGACAAGCGATGTAGCTTCTCTTCTAAATACAAGATTAGAGAAGTCAGAAGACGGAACTCTAATTACCAGAATTGGTACCCCCGTAGTTGTGGGTGCAGGCTATTCAGGTAATGGCCCAACTGGTGTAACTGGTGCTGCTGCATCAGGCACTAACAAATGGATTTATGGCACAGGTGTTGTCAAGGTTTACCTTGGTGACGTCGACGTCGTAAACGACAATCTAGCGCAAGCTTACGATGTGTCGGGCAATGCAAATGACATGCGTATCAAGGCAATTCGCCCAGCGGCGGCTTACTTTGACACATCCATCCACCTAGCTGTCAGAGTCGATCTAACAGCTTAATCAAGAAATAAGGAGAATAGCTATATGGCTACTCAAGAATATGCAGCCAGCATTCAGGGTGTGTCAATTCGTGTCACACGCCTAGATGCTGCTGGAAGCCTTATGACAGGGGAGCAGGACAGCTACACTACCTCCGCCTTCATGAGAATTTCCTTCACCCCCGAGTACGAAGAGGGCGATGAGATCACCGAAAAGGGCGCTAATGGCGTTGTTTGCGTGACCTTTAAAGCTCCGGACACTCTAAAACGAATCACCATGGAACTTGCTATCTGCGAGCCAGACCCAGAGCTATCAGCTCTAATCTCTGGTGGACTATTGCTACGCAAGAACCTAGGCACTGCACTCGACCCAAACAACAAGTCAATCGGTTGGGCTGCTCCTGGTGTTGGTGACGACCCAGCTGGAAACGGTGTCTCCATCGAAGCTTGGTCCCACGCAGTTAAAGATGGAAAGCGCGCGTCGACTCTTCCTTACTTCTACTGGGTGTTCCCATACGTCAAGATGCGTCAGTCTGGCGACCGTGTTATCGAGAATGGCCTAATGGCTAACACTTTCGAAGGCTACGGTCTAGGAAACGAAAACTTCCAATCAGGTATTGACGGCCGCTGGGAATTCCCAGTTGCTGCAGAGCGTCCATACGCTTATGCACGTTCCGACTGGGCCCCAACTGGGCTATCTGGCTTCTACACTTGGACTGATAATGCAACTGAGCAGGTTATCTTTAGCTCAGCTACCGCAATCACCCCAACAGCTATCACTGTTGACAGCGCTGCAGCCACCCTTGCAGACACCTTGGCCACTCTGACCTTTAGTGCTCCTCATGGCATTGCTATCGGTGACGAGATCTTGGTTCAGAATGTTGGATCTCTATTCAACGGCAAGAAGATTGTTAGTGCTGTTGCAACTAACTCGGTTAGCTACGCTAACTCGGGTATTACCGCAGACATTACTACATTCAACGTTGCAACTGGAGCGCGTGTAACTGCCACAAACTCAGTAACAGAGTCGCACCCAGCACCAGTTGCTGTAACCTCTCTGGGTACCGCAAGTCCAGACAACAGCTACAACGTTGCTGGTGGAATCAACTACAATGAGGACAACGCAATCGACAGTATCATTCAGTCGAACGAGAACCCATCGACTTCCTAGTCGAAATTTAGACACGGGTGGTGGCTTGAGCAAACTAGCTTAGGCTACCACCCGTTAAAATTATCTTAGAGGTATAAAAATGAGCAATGCGAATCTTTGGGTCCAAGCCGATGAACTCGGTGACTATGCATACACTGAATATTCGGAAGAGGCAGTGCAAGTTGCGTCTAACCTGCTCTGGGCAATGTCCGGGCGTAAGTACGTAGGAGTCACCACTGTTACCGAGCGCTATACCTGCACTCTAAGAAACAACCGTATGGGCCCGTCTAGTGAAACAAATAGCCCAATCCTTTTTGGCGGCGATGTCTACAACATCCCGTCTGGCGACTTTAATGAATATTCGGAGTTAATGGCTGACGGTATGTCTCCCGAATCTAGGATCAAACTTAGAGGGCGTCCGGTTACAAAAATACATAGCATTCGTAGCAACACCGGGAAAATCCTAGACCCTTCAGGATATTATTTAGTAGACCACTCCACCTTGCATATAAAGGCTGGAACTCCTTGGACTCCTTGCAATATAGAAATAACATACTCTTACGGTGCACCGGTTCCAGTAGCTGGAAGAATGGCTGCCCGTAAACTAGCGATTGAATTTGCTCGACTTTGGGCTGGTGACGAAGACTGCGAGCTACCTCAGCGTGTGACATCCGTATCTCGTCAAGGTGTCTCCTACACGATCCTAGATAATCAAGAATTTATTGAGGAACTTCGTACCGGCCTATACGAAATCGACTTGTTCTTAAAAGTTGTAAACCCAGACAATGCCCGCCGTAAGTCCAAAGTATTCTCCGTAGATGCTCCCCGAGCTCGAAGGTACTCTCCGAAAACGGTTGAGTTAACCCCGAACGCTAACTATGATTTGGTGATCAGCAAAGCTGTTACAGCTGACTGGTCCTCTGCAGGTGTCTCCGGTCTAGATTTCAGTAATTTCTTTCCAGATTCTGGCTGGACACCGTTAGTTCGTATCTTTAATTACGGAGGAAGTAAGTCAACACCTCTGGACCCAGCTGATGTTTACGTAGATGCTTTTGATGAGATTGTTAATTTCGATGTATCGTACGACAAGGCCTTCTCCATGCTTGGTATGGTGGACCCAGGAACTTGGACGCTCTATGCGACCAAAATAATAAACGGTGTAGAAAACATCGTTGAACTTGCATCTGGAAACCTCCAGATCAATATGTACTAAAGAAAGAAGATATTATGTCAGTTCAGACTAACTTCCGAGCTCAAGATATGATTGGCGCTCAAGAGCAAAAAGCTGCAAAGAAGCCAGCACCAGTTGCACCGGTAGTTGTAGCCCCCCCTGCTCCAGTTGTAGTAGAAGAGCCAACTCCAGAAGTAGTGGCTGAAGAAGCACCTGAGTCAGAAGTAGAGTAACGCATGTCCACCCTAATTGATGCTTCTGGTATTTCGGAAGGTGCAACAAACCTCCGAGATATGATGGAGGGTGTTCTGACTAGGGTAGAGTCCGTGTTTCAATCTTATAATGTGGAACTACCTAACCGTAGTTACTGGACTATGGGACAGCCCGCTATCGACTGCGAGCAAATTGTAGTCTACTTTCAACAGTTGTACTTAGGTACCCCTGGCGCTGAGGTTGGAGAGCCTCAGCGGTGTCACGTTCCTCGAAGTGCGACCATAGTTGTAACTATTGCTAGAGCAACTCCTATTGTCGGACAGAACGGTAGACCTCCCACGCCGGCAAAGATACAATCTGCATCTGAGATCCTCGCTATCGACGCTTGGGTTTTGATGGAGTCTATAAACCAACTTGATCAGTGGGATGAGACTGGCTACGGCATCGGTGTTATTGCAACCTTGGATACGACCCCTCCCGAGGGCGGGTTTCAGACTACCAACATGACAATAACTATGGCCGTTCCCTAATGCCTAAAGGCTTTCCAGACAGTTTTGCTCTAACTGCAGCCCTTAGAGCTGTCAGAAGAATCCGCGGTCGTCGTGGAGGCCGTCGAAGAATAGGCGGAGCAGGCCGCACTGGGATTTCGTATAAGCTAGTAAATTTAGTTTTATACAAGCCCATACTTGATTTCGAACTACGAAGTCCTCACGGTATGGTTGGTAGAACTCTCAACAAGGTTGGCAGTAGAGTTCTTCAGGGCGCGCGAAGGCAAGCCGGCGTTAAAAGCGGACGCCTACGCGCAAGTATGAAACTTAGGCATGTCAGAGTCGGTCGGGAGACTGCTGTCAAGATCGGCGCATACACGGAGTACGCTCTTATGCACCATCAGGGCACTAGACCACACATTATCACACCTAATAAGCCCGGCGGCAACCTGGTCTTTATGAAGGGCTCCAGGGTCATTCACACTAAAATGGTCATGCACCCAGGGACCAGGGCTAATAGGTACTTAACAGACCAACTAAGGAAACAAATCCTAAGGTAAAATTAAAGGGCAGCCAAAACTGCTTAATGATGAACAACACTATGAACAAGAAAGACTAATGATGAGCAAATTTAAAGACTTCGGATCGAGTACATCGATCGAAGATATGGAGCCAGTCTCCTTCAAGCTTTACGGTGAAGACTTCCACTGCGTAAAGGCACTTCCGGGAAGAGTACTTTTGGACATTGTTGCAAAGTCCTCCTCAGAAGATGCCGTTGATCAGGCAACTGTAATCAATGACTTTTTCTCGCATGTTCTTGTTGAGGAAAGCCTAGTTAGATTTGATGCCCTAGTAGTAGACAAAGAAAAAGTTGTCACTACTGAGACATTGGGAGAGATCACCGGATGGTTAGTAGAGCAATACACTAGCCGCCCAAATTCGCAGCCAGAGGTCTAGCACTATGGGCCGTGGATCTCTGGCCATATATAAACGGTAAGGCAATAACTCTAGGGCTAGCTCTAGGAGAGATGGAGGCAAGCAAAATGCTTGACGTCATTCATTTCTTCTTCGAGGAAGACGCTAGATACGCCTCTCCCGAAGAAGCTCAGGGAGTCAGTGACATGAGGACCAGACTTTATGGAAGTATGTATAACGTCACTTATAGGTACAAGATGAATAGTACTGGTGGTTCTGGCAATGGGTACGCTGATGGTGAAGTTAAGCCTTACATAGCTCCAACTGAAATGGACGCTGATTCTGGGCTTCCATTCGGTTCCGCATTAGAAGCCCCTATAGGCTAGGTCAGGTATAATAAATGGCAGTCATTGGTCACGCAGAAGTAATCGTCAAGGCGATAACTACTGGGTTTGAAGATAGCATTAGGAATGACTTAAAGCGCATTTCTGGTTCAAATGTAGGCCGAGCGGCAGGCCAATCTCTTGGTCAATCTTTCAGTGACGGCTTTAAAAGAAGCACCTCCGGTAATGTTTTTGGAAAGTTCTCTGATGGTCTTCGGGAGATGGCCCCGGAAGCTGAGAACGCAAGAAAAAAATTCCAGAGTCTAGTCAGAATTGGATATGTAGTTCAAGGTGTCCTTGGTTTACTAGTTGGTGGAGTCGCAGCTCTTGCCGTCTCTCTAGGAACTCTGGTTGGGGTCCTAGGTAAGGCCGCCCCTGCGGTCGCTGTTCTGTCTGCCGCTCTTGTCACGCTTAAAGTGGCGCAGTCGGCTGCCAAGTTTGGATTCGGAGATATAGCTAGTGCTGTAAAGCAAGCAACCTCTCCTACAACCGCTCTTGGAAAATCTATTGCAGAGCTACGTGAAGAGTTCCAGCAACTACAGTTTGCTGCCGAAGGGGCAGCACTTGGAGAAGAACGTGCAGCTCTAAATTTAGAAGCTGCTGTAGAGAACCTTCGAAGAACTGCTGACCTACCCCCAAACTCTGCAGCACGACGTGAGGCCATGCTAGCTCGCGAGGAAGCGGAGCTAGCGTACCGTGAAGCAAAAGACCGTACCCAAGATCTAAACGCCGAAGTAGAAAAGGGTGTAAAAGGACTAGACAAAGGCACAGGTGGTACTGATCCTTTTGCTGACCTGAATGAGGCACAGAAAGAGTTTGCTCAATATCTAGTAACTCTTGCACCTCTGATCGAGGCCCTAGAGCTAGACGTATCCAAGGCATTACTACCCCCTCTAAAAAATGCAGTGGAGATCCTAAGAAAAGAACTACTTCCGATTCTCCAAAAGCGTCTACCCCAAGTTGCAGGTCAAGTTGGTACTGCTCTTGAGTCAATGGTTGACAGTATTGACTTCGAGCTAATTGACAAAATCTTTGCTGGCATGACAGAGCCCTTTGAAAAAGAAGGCAGAAGCAACATTCAGTTATTCGGAGAGCTCCTTGGCAATGTCTTGGACATATTCCTGCGAATTACTGATGCAACCTCGCTCTTGCTCAACGACTTTTTAGTCTTCTTGGTCGAAAAGACAGATGAATGGATTACATCCCTAACAGACGGGGACCTTGAGGGGTTCTTTGCAGATGCTGGAGTGTACGCTGGGCGTCTAGGTACAATTATTGGTAATGTATTTACAGGCCTTGGTAACTTAATTGGACTAACCACCGGCCCAGGTAGTGCCGGAAACGACATGCTTACGTGGATGGAAGAAGCCACGGGTACTTTTGCGACCATGTTCTCCGAGGATCCTGAGGCTGGAAAAACCTTCTTCAAGGACGCTTTTGCAAACGCTCGATCTGTAATGAGCTCTATTGGCGCTCTTCTCATGGAGATCCTAAAACTTGCAGACAACCCCAACATCAAAATTGCCTTCGACCAGTTGAAGGAAGGTGCACCTGCATTAGGCGAAATGCTAGGCAAGATGATTGATGCTGGACCATCCTTCGCCACTTTCCTGTCGACAGTTACAGAAATTGCCAACAAGTTAACTGATGACAAGCAGATAAATGCCTTCTTTGACACTTTTAATGAGGGTGCGTCTGCCTTTAATGACTTCTTAGACGGAGACATCGTAAAAAGACTTTTGGACAACTTAGGCCCTATTTTCGCAACGTTGAGTGCCTTAGGCGTAATGTTTGACGTTGTTAGGTTTGGATTTAATGTACTTGTCGGATACCTAATATTTGCTAGTGGTATCTTCAATGCGAGCTTCACCCAGATCGGAACCTTCTTAGGCACGATAATGGGCAAGAAGGGTATCGGGGGCATAATGAAACTTCTAAAGGGCCCTGGGCTAATCGGACTATTTATAATACTTGTTGCTAAAGCCGTAGAATTTTACAATACCATTGCGGGCTTCAAGGAGATGGTAGATAATGTCTTTGGAAGGGTGAAAGAGAGCTTTGACAGGTTAATGGAGGGGGTGAGTGAGCTGTTCGGGAAGATCTTTGGAAGCGGTGATGGCAGCCTCCTTGGAGCATTAGATCCAGTTATACAGATTATCCTAGAGATACTAATTCCAGCACTAGGATATGCAATAGAGCAAATTTTAAGTGCTATGACCTTTATTATAGACCTCGCCAACTCTCTCCTAGATGTAGTAATCCCAATAATCACAAGAATAGCGGAGGCTCTCGGCATGCTATTTGAGGGCGATGTGCTGGGATTCTTCAATAAAATGATGGAGACATTCGGTGTCTTTTTGGTCGGGCTTATTCAGCTTGTGGTTAACGGAATAATTGACCTTGTCAACTTTGGTATTCGAGGTGTAAATAACCTAATTGGCATGATAACTAACGGCAAACTAGGCGACTTCATGAGGGACGTTTTTGATATTGATCTCTCAAATGTAAAAATACCCGAAATTAGAAACGTAGACATGTTAGGAACAATCCAAAGAAACCAAGACAATAAAGCTATTCGAGATAACACTAACAGCTTCGGCGGTGCTGACCGTAGGGCAATGAGCAGCATGACTTCAAGTAGCATGTCCTCCAAAGTTACAGATTCAGCTGTATATAAAGATTACGCCGCTAAACAAGACATTAACGTTACCATAAATGGCAGTAACATGACCTCAAAAGAACAGGCGACCGAGATCGGAAGACAAATTTCTAGACAGGCGCTGAAGGGGACTATCTAATGACTGGATACTACGAAACAACTCCAAACGTCACGGAACAGTCTGAGGAAAACAGGGTTGTAAACAAAGCCCTAACCCCTCTGCCGACCCCACACCTGACTGGGTTAAAATTAA